TGGCAGATGCTTATGGATGAAGTCCGGGAAGTAAAGAACAATCCCGGCATATGCAGGACGCTGATCATCGACACAGCGGACTGGGCTGAGCGCCTGTGTGAAAAGCATGTATGTCAGCATGGCCAGGTACAGAGCATTGAAGGATTTGGCTACGGCAAAGGATACACCTATCTGCGGGAAGAGTTCGGGCGGCTTCTGAACGAGCTGACAGATGTTGTTGGCGCCGGCATCAACGTGGTGCTGACAGCTCATGCCCAGATGCGCAAATTTGAGCAGCCAGACGAGATGGGAGCATATGACCGCTGGGAGATGAAGCTGTCCAAGCAGGTGGCGCCGATCGTCAAAGAATGGGCCAATATGATCCTGTTCTGCAACTACAAAACGTTTGTCGTAAAGGAAAATAAGAGCGCCGCAAAAGGCAAGGCTCAGGGCGGCCAGAGGGTCATGTACACGACCCATCATCCCTGCTGGGACGCCAAGAACAGGTACGGCCTGCCGGAGATTCTGCCTCTGGACTATGAGGGAATCAGGGGCGTGATTGAGTCCGGTCCCGCTGATCAGCAGGAGAAGGACATTCAGGTGATCAGCCAGGGCAGCATATTTGACCATCACGAGGACATGCCTGCAAAAAGCCCGGCGCCGGAAGCGCCTAAATCCAACAAGGGCACAAAGAAGCCTGAAGCGAAAAAGGAAGAGCCGGCGGATCCTATATGGTTCGATGTAGATCCTGCCATCCCGAAGAACCTTCGAGACCTGATGATTGCAGACGGCGTCACGGAATGGGACATCCAGAACCTTATGTCTGTATGGGGTTATGTTGACTCCCAGATGCCGGTCAGGGAATACACAAAGATCGTGAACGATGGAGTCTCCATTATTGATGGATTCCTGGTCCCTCAGTGGGCAGACATCCGCAAGGAGATCCAGAAGATGAATGACGCGGAAGAGATTCCGTTCAACTAATAGAAAGGACAAGGTAAAACATCATGGCATGGAATGTCGGTGGAAACAACAACTATCAGAACAATTATCAGCAGAACAGCTATCAGCAGCCCCAGCAGAACGGTGAGGGCAGGGAGTTCTCCTGGGATGGCGATACTATCACCAGAGATGACGAGTTCATTCTGCTGGAACCCGGTGAGTATCCTTTTACAATTGAGAAGTTTGAGCGGTCCCGAAGCCAGGGATCTGATAAGATGCCGCCCTGCAACATGGCTGTCGTTTACTTTACTGTCCACTCCGATCAGGGAGATGTGACGATCAAGGACAACTATCTCCTGCACAGCAAGTTCGAGTGGAAGCTCTCCCAGCTCTTCTCCTCTGTCGGTCTGAAGAAAAAAGGCGAGCCCTGCCCTCTGAACTTCACAGCCCTGCCCGGCAGAACCGGATACATGAAGGTGAAGAACGAACCCGGAACAGGCCAGTACGCAAGCTCCATGTTCAACCGAGTAGACCGGCTCCTCCCGGCAAACTGATATGGCGGCCATGGAGCTGAGGCCCTATCAGCGTGAAGCGATAGAGGCGATACAGGAAGAATGGAACAGGGGCGTCAGAACGACGCTCCTGGTGCTTCCCACGGGATGCGGAAAGACCATCGTATTTTGTAAGCTGGCACAGGGGCTTGTCCGGGAGGGAGAAAGGGTACTGATCCTTGCCCACCGGGGAGAGCTCCTGGACCAGGCGGCCGACAAGATGAAGAAAGCGACCGGTCTGGGCTGTGCCGTAGAGAAGGCGGAACAGTCCTGCATCGGATCATGGTTCAGAGTGGTCGTGGGGTCTGTGCAGACGCTCATGAGAGCCAAGCGTCTGGAACAGTTCGCACCGGATTACTTTGACGCCATCATTGTGGACGAAGCTCATCATGCCATATCGGACAGCTACCAGAAGGTCCTGCATCATTTTTCCGGGGCAAATGTCCTGGGCGTCACAGCAACGCCTGACAGGGGCGATATGAAGGATCTGGGTGAGTTCTTCGAATCTCTGGCCTATGAGTACACGCTCCCGCAGGCCATCCGGTCCGGGTACCTGTGCCCCATCAAGGCACTGACGATACCGCTGCAGCTGGACATCAGCAGTGTAGGCATATCCTCCGGCGACTTCAAAGCCGGGGAGATCAGCACAGCGCTGGATCCGTATCTGGAGCAGATCGCTTCGGAAATGGAGACCTATTGCAAGGACCGCAAGACGGTAGTCTTCCTTCCGCTGATCAAGACCAGCCAGAAATTCCGGGATATTCTGATTGATCATGGATTCAAGGCGGCAGAGGTCAACGGAGAAAGTGACGACAGAGCTCAGGTCCTGGAAGATTTTGACCAGGGCAAATACAACGTCCTGTGCAACTCCATGCTTCTGACGGAAGGCTGGGACTGCCCGACAGTGGACTGCATTGTGGTACTTCGGCCCACAAAGATCAGGAGCCTGTACTGCCAGATGGTAGGGCGTGGGACCAGACTGGCGGAAGGCAAAGACCATTTGCTTTTGCTGGATTTCCTCTGGATGACATCAAGACACGACCTGTGCAGGCCCGCTGCCCTGATCGCGGATTCGGAAGATGTAGCCGCCCGGATGACCAGGAATTTGGAAGAGGACGCCGGGGAAGCCTTTGACATCGTAGATGCCGAGGAAAAGGCAGAAGCTGATACAGTCCGGGACCGCGAGGAAGCGCTGGCAGAACAACTTGCTATGATGCGGAAACGGAAAAAGAAGCTGGTTGACCCGCTGCAGTTCGCTATGAGCATACAGTCCAACGACCTGATCAATTATGTTCCGGCATTCGGGGCAGAGCTGAAGCCTATAAGTGACATCCAGAAAAAGAATCTGGAGCATCTGGGAATCAACCCGGATGAAGTGAAGACGGCAGGAGAGGCAGACAAGATCCTTGGCACGCTGCGGGAGAGGCAGAACAAATCGCTGGCGACACCAAAGCAGATCAGGCGGCTCGAAATGTACGGCTTTCAGCACGTCGGAACATGGTCCTTTGAGGCCGCGTCCAACATGATCAGCCGGATAGCTGCACAGGGATGGAGAGGCGTTCCCAGAGGGGTCGACCCTCAGACCTACGTTCCGCCGAAACCAGAGCCTGCAGCAGACCCCTGGCTTAATTGGGGAGTGACGTTATGACAGAGAAAACAGATCTCATAGAAATATTAAATCACATCAACCCGGGTCTTTTGTCCTATGAGGAATGGTGCGATGTCGGGATGGCCCTGAAGTATGAGGGACGTACCGCTGATGACTGGGAATCATGGAGCATGAGGGACCCGGGCCGGTATCATCCCGGAGAGTGCGTGAAGAAGTGGAAGAGCTTCAAAGGATCCGCAGAGCCGAGGACAGCCGGCACCATCATACACCTTGCTCAGATGCAGGGATGGAAGCCGACTGCAAGCTCTGATCCGGGTCATGAGCTGGACTGGGGCGACACCATCGTGGTGGACCCGGACTGGATCGAGGACAGGGAGGTCGCCGAGCCGAACAGCTGGAATCCCAAGCAGGAGCTGATCAGGTACCTGGAGACACTGTTCGAACCTGGTGAGAATGTTGGCTATGTAACGGAATCCTTTGAAAAGAAGAACAGCGATGGCCAGTCTAAATGGGTGCCTAAGAACAACGGACACTATGACAGGACGGCCGGTCAGCTGATCGAGGCGCTGCAGAAGACTAATGATATCTGCGACGTCATCGGAGATTATGACCCGCAGGGCGGCGCGTGGATACGCTTTAATCCGCTGGACGGCAAATACACCCGGAATGAGAACGTAACTGAGTTCAGATATGCCCTGGTGGAATCGGACAACATGTCAATCGAGAAGCAGAACGCCCTTGTCAGGGAGCTGGAGCTTCCTGTGGCGATACTGGTCCATTCCGGAGGGAAGAGCCTGCACGCTATCGTTAAGATAGACGCCAATGACTATACCGAGTACAAAAAGCGGGTCAATTACCTTTACGAGGTCTGCCAGAAGAACGGCATGGTCATCGATACCCAGAACCGGAATCCGTCGAGACTTTCCAGGATGCCCGGGATCATGCGGGGCGGCAAGAAGCAGCACATTGTAGACACCAACATCGGTAAATCCTCATGGGAAGAATGGGTGGACTACATCGAGGGCTTCAACGACGACCTGCCTGACATCGACAACCTGGAAAGCATCTGGGACGACATCCCGGATCTGGCAGATGAGCTGATCAGCGGCGTGCTTCGGAAAGGGCACAAAATGCTGATCGCCGGCCCCAGTAAAGCCGGCAAGTCCTTTTTGCTGATACAGCTTGCCATAGCGATAGCAGAGGGCCGGGACTGGCTGGGCTGGCGCTGTGCCAAAGGCCGGGTCATGTACGTCAATTTGGAGCTTGACCGGCCGTCCTGCCTGCACAGATTCAAAGATAGTTATGAGGCTATGGGCATCAGGCCGGAGCACGCAAGCAACCTGGACATCTGGAACCTGCGAGGCAAGTCGGTGCCAATGGATAAGCTGGCGCCCAAGCTGATCAGGAGGGCCACCAAGGCCGCAAAGGACAAGTCTCAGGATTTCGTAGCCATCATCATTGACCCCATTTATAAGGTCATTACCGGTGATGAGAACAGTGCTGACCAGATGGCGGCCTTCTGCAACCAGTTCGACAAGGTGTGTACTGAGCTGGGGTGCGCGGTCATATACTGCCACCACCATTCAAAAGGCGCCCAGGGCGGGAAGAAATCCATGGACCGGGCTTCCGGATCCGGAGTATTCGCCCGTGACCCTGACGCGCTTCTGGACATGATACAGCTGCCCCTTGACGACGACAAGCAAAAAAGCATCGGCGACAAAGCAGAATGCAGGGCCAGAGTCAGGTATCTGGAAGACCACAAGCTGGAGCTCCCCGGGCCGGATGATCAGCTGAGCGTGCCCAATATGCAGGCATGGTGTGACAACCATCTGAGAGATGAGGGATGGAAAGTGGGCGGCCGGCACGGCTCCAAAGCTGAGTGCGACGCACTGGCATTTAAGGCCCGGAAGGAAGCCGCAGCAAAAACGGCGTGGCGGATTGAGGGGACGCTGAGAGAGTTCCCGACGTTCCCGCCGGTCAATTTGTGGTTCGACTATCCTATACATCACATCGAAAATGAGGGCGGGTTCCTGCAGGATATTGACCCCGAAGAGGTCAAGCCGATGTGGCAGAGAGCATCCGAAGCCAGGAAGAGAAAGAACGAAAAGAGGGGCAATAAAGTCGCCCAGGAGAGGATTCTGGAACACGCGAATCTGGCGTTCGGAGGGGAAGATGTCAAGCTGACGGACCTTGCTGAGAGGTGGAAAATGACTGAGCAGGGCGCCCGGAAATGGATACGCGGAAAGGTCGGATCGCAACATTTTTACATAAAGGACGGGTGTGTTTTTGCTAAAGAAAAAGACGAGACGAAACCAGAAACGAAACGAAACTGACCTTGATGAGTTTCGTTTCGAAACCAGAAACTTTTTACGGTCAGTTTCGTAGTTTCGAAACTAAATCCGAAACGAAACTGTACTAGGTCAGTTTAGTTTCGAAACTAACCTACCCTTACTACGTAAGGGTAAACGAGTTTCGTTTCCTCACGGGTGCGGGTCACGGGGAGGGAAGAAAGTCGGCGAATGCTGGCGCCGACGACTTCCTCCCCACGCCAGTGACTTAAAAGGTTGGTTGAGAGGGAGAACGAAAATGGAAAACAACAAAATTGCAAATGAACGTTTTACACAATTTTTCATGTACATGGACCCGCCGACAGTGACCGCTCAGGAACATAAGGTCATAGTCCGGAACGGCAAGCCGGTGTTCTTCGACCCGCCGGAGCTGAAGGCGGCCAGAGCCAAGCTGACGGCATACCTGTCTCAGCACAGACCGGACCAGCCATACCGGTGCGGGCTCCGGCTGTTCGTCAAGTGGCTGTTTCCCAGGGGACGCCATCCTGATGGAGCCTACCGGATCACCAAGCCGGATACGGACAATCTGCAGAAGCTCCTGAAGGACTGCATGACCAAATGCGGATACTGGAAGGACGACGCCCTGGTGGCGTCCGAGATCGTGGAGAAGTTCTGGGCCCAGGTCCCCGGGATCTGGATCCGGATCGAGGAACTCTGACATGATGCCGCCCAAGTATTACTTCTGCTTCCTGACAGATCTGTGGCGCCTGGCAAAGAAGTGGCACGGAAAGATCGGGAGCGACGAGAGGCACGGCATCATGATTGAAGAGTTCGGCAATCTGGCCGAGCACTACATCAAGGGCCAGAAAGAGCACACACGCAAATTTGTCATCTGGATTTGTATCTGGATGGCTGATGAGTTGGTCCTGAGCGAGTGGGACCAGGAAGAAGGATTAAGCGGAGAGTTCCGGGAGCCCCCGCGGCTCCTGGGAGATAAGGAGATTTAAATGGCAATAAAGATTCAGAAATGGGACCCGGACAGGCACTGCTATGAACCGCATCCGTACCCGAGTGAATGGAACGTAGGATTCTTTAGCACCGATCTGGATGAGTTTATTAACTGCGCTCAGTGCGGAAAGAAGCTCCCTTATGGGGACGCATTTACTTCCCGCGAGCTGTATAACGGCTCTGGTATGTTTGCCATGGCTATCTGTCCGAAGTGCCACGAAGCTGAATGGAAGAGAGAAAAGGAACGGAGGAAAAAGAGATGATCAGATGGAGAGCTACAGGAAGGATCGTAAAACCCAATGGTGAGAAGACGGTATTCTACCGGGGCGACGGAACGGATTACAGGATCGAGTCTAGAACCAGATGGATCAAAAATAACAAGAACAACGGCAGGCGCCTGTTCACAACCTATGCGGTCATCAGGCCGACAGAGGACGATGTGGACCATATTGTGGCCGAGAAAATGTCTCTGACGGATGCTAAGAATTTTGTGGAGGAAGTGACATGCTGAATCTTCTGATTGGGAGCAGGAGCGTTTCTGTTGACCTATTCTTCCCGGCTGAAAAAGCAAACGTGGATATGTTCCTGAAGTGGGCAGAAAAGTCGCACCAGCTGGGTGATGTACAGCAGGTGGTGGAGTACCTGAGAGACAAGGCGAAGAGGCTGGGAGAGAACGCTGACTATATCGAGAAACACATGGAGGATGGAGAATGACCTATTTTGCTTTTGGAATCGGCTGTTTTATCGGACGCACTGTTACGATCCTGTCGCTGGCATTGGCAAGTGCAGCGTCAGACAGGGATGACTGGTGGGAGGAAGAGTGATGGAACAGAGAAAAGACTGTGATACCTGCGCCCATGAAGCCAAGCTGGGAATAGATAAGCCCTGCAGAGATTGCTGGAAGGGAGACCAGTGGGAGCCGAAAAAGCCCGAACCTGACAACATCAACCACCCGGCCCACTACGAGGGCAACACATTCCTGGAATGTATCGACGTTATGGAGATTGCCTTTGGTGCTGAGGCGGTCGGTAACTTTTGCCTGTGCAATGCTTTTAAGTACCTGTGGCGGTATAAGCACAAGGGCGGAGCAGAGGATGTCCAGAAGGCTGAATGGTACCTGAATCATTATTCCGATATCGTCGGAGAGTATTCAAACACTGTCGCAATCAGTGGCGCCTATAACAAGATGCGGGA